ATGCCTACTCCATAATGCTTTCGTTGTATCCCAATTTGGTTTACCTAATAAACATGCATTAGTCGGATTCTTTAATTCTTCATAATCAGAAAAATCTTTTGGTTTACCACGACAATCAAAAACATAATTTGCATCAACATCTTTAGGATCTACATCACCTTCAGTGACTTTAAACCATCCAGATTTTAAAACCGCTTCTTGCATTTCCCAAGGACAATAATGCATTGCCATTTGATTAGGAATAAAAGAATGAAAATGATTATCTTTCTTTTTACCCCATCCTTCATATAATATACCACTCTTAAAAGTGGCATTTATCTGATTATTGTACCAATTAAATCCAATAGTGTCCGATAATAATTCAGGTGGAGAAGTAAAAGTAGCTTGTCCAACCTTTTCTACTGGAGTAGAAGGATCATATATTAATTCAATCTCAACAGGAAATCCTCTTGTATACCATGCATAGTGAAGTGCTGTAAAGCATCCAGCATTACCAGCACCCACTATAACAATCTTCATTTAAATTTACACTCCACCATAATCTCAGTTAAACATGCAAGCATATTTATCTCTTGGTCGGCAACGAAGGCAATCTGATACTGGTACTTAGCAATAATAAGAACAGCAGCAGGAATGGTGCCTGGTATAAGGGAAGAGTAAAGAGCATCGTAAATACGACGCAAAAGTACAGCAGGATCATTGTCCAAATTATTGACACACCATTTACGTACTTCCGAAAAGTTTTTTTCTTTAAGATTTTTAATGAGATCATTTACTTTTACATCTGAGAAATGGGCGAGAATTCCACTATCAATTTTCCCCCCAACAGAATATCGTTGGCATTCATTGAGGATCCTACGCCAGTCGGGGAAGTGCTTATTGATGAGTTCGATAAGGACTTTCTTATCACTTTGAACCCGTTCGGTGTCCAAGATCCCGTTAATTCTTTTAAAGAACTCTGCTTGAAGGGTTGGTTTTTGTTTTGCATTTACAGAAAACTCAACGACGGCACAACGAGAATGAAGGGGTTCAATAATTTTATTTTTATAATTGCAGGTGAATATAAACCTACAGTTTTTTGAGAACTCCTCAATACTTGCCCTAAGTAAGAGTTGCACATCTGGGGTTGTATTGTCTGCCTCATCAATGATGATAACCTTGTGCTTGGCATCACTAGATAAGGACACTGTGGATGCAAAGTTTTTTGCATTGTTCCTGACGGTATCTAGGAATCTTCCTTCATCTGATCCGTTGATAACATAGACATCTACTCCTAATTGGTTACATAATGCTTTAGCAACAGTTGTCTTCCCACATCCAGCAGGACCTGCAAGAAGCAGATTGGGAACTTCTCCTTTATCTAGAAAATCTAAAAAGGTCTGTTTAGTTGTATCCGGCAGAATACATTCTTCAATTGTCTGGGGTCTATATTTTTCAACCCAAAGAAATTCATCTCTCATTGGAACTTTACCGCCAAAGTAAATCGATGTTTATATCTAAATGATGTGGCACGATGCAATAAAGTAGAATCAAACCCTATCATCCTATTAGGAATAGGAAGTATACCTTTCAATTCATTTTTATTAACAATTATTTGAGTTTCCCCTCCATCGTTTAAAGTCCATTCATCATTAGCATAATATAAAAAAGTTAATTTAGAAGGTTCATCATTATGAAAATATGGATTCTCACACGGAGCAAAACAATTTACATATATTCTATAAAGATTTAATTCCTTTACATGAGAACAAGATTCTCTTATCTTATAATCAAATAACTGACATATATCTTCCTTATTAGAAATCTTATGAACCATCCCGGTTGGAGGAGTTTGAGGAGTATCTACTTCTCCATAAGTATAAGAAGAATTTTTACAATATTCTAATACAAATCTACTATCTTTTCTGTCTAAAAAATCATCAAAGATTTCAATCATAATCCTCTCAACTGGACATAATAAGGTGCGAGAGAGTGGGTACTGAAATTACGCTTCGGCATAATCCCCCTCTCTAAATTCAACTCTTGGAGTAACCCCCAAGTTTCATTCTTATCATCCCATTGTAGTACCTGTACGTACTCATGTCCATCCTCTAACAACTGAACAGCAGCATCTTGTGCATCTGTCCAGTCATCAAATTCCTTACCACCTACCTGGTATTGAGAACCCATATCAACCTCACTACCATAAAAGTAAACAAGACATAGTATGTCCACATAATAGTCATACCAATCTTATTGTGGCGAGACCCTCTTACATAGTCGGGCGTACCTTGACGGTCCCACCCATCTACCATGTACTCACTGGGATCAATTTTTCTCATCCGAATGTAGAATCAGGTTCTAATGCAATATAATAAGTCAAATCATAATTCTTACTAGTAAATCTAGAAAGAAGTTTCTGTGATACGACTACTTCGTATGTACCTGGAATAATCTTTATATTCTCTACCTTAAAATTAAAAGAAAATATATTATTAGTCTCTCCTACGACAATAGAAAAATCATTTGATGTATTATTCTTTTTATCACGAACAAGAACTTTAACAACACCATCACCACCTACTACTGATAAATCAGGAAGTTGGTATATATATGCTGCTTTTAATAACTTATCCAATTGATTTGTGCTTAAATCAAAAGTAACATCTTCACTAGGAAGATCAATAGACTTATCTGGAGGAGTAATAATTACACTAGGATCAGCAAAGAAATACTGAGATCTAGATCTACCTTCTTTAATAACAACATAATTGTCAGCCTCAAAATCAAATTCAGGAATACTTGGTTTATGCAACTCTATTCCATTAATAAACTGACTGAGATCATAGATACCAAAATCCTTTGGAAAATCTTCTTCTATGGTTGCCTCCGCTAAGATATTCTTCATCACACTAATAGTGCGAAGTTGATTTCCTTGTTTAAAAAGAATAGATTGATTAATCTCTTTAAAATTCTTTAATAGATTAAGTGTAGTCTCAGAAAGTTTCATAACGAGTGTTAGTGTAATCAGGTTCTTGAGTGTTGCCGCTGAAATAGTAAAGAAGTAAGCAATAATGCATTGCTTTTAGTATATCATTCTTTGCTGATCCCTTTTTATCATAGCGACTCAAATACTTAAGTGCATTAGAACGACAGAAGGATTCAGCATCACCTACAGAATGAATAAGATCCAAAGTCTGAACATCAGAATTCTTATTGGTATAATGTCCCTGATATGTGGAAGTAACATAATCTTTAAGATCTTCAATACCTTTATCTTCTTGGTATTTGTGGGGAGAAGTATTGGTCAAATCTGGTTGTGGTTTATAAGTAGTTGCTGGATCCACAGGATTTAAATATAAACTATCAACACCATCGCCTTGTTTTGAACGAATAGTAGCCATTAAGGGGTCATATGGTGGTGCGGTAAAACTAATACGATCTTCACCCATACCTCCAGGTAGATAACTTCCCAAATTAATAGTATCCTGAGAAGAACCTGCTGGATTACCCGTCATACTAAATCCATCATCTTCCCACCAACTTTGGTCAATAGAAAGAGTATCTGCTGCACCGAAGGCAGAACTAGAAAAAGGTACATAATCTCCTGCTCCTTTCACACTCAAAGTATCTGATCCTTCCCCACCATAAACGGTAGTTCCAGTAGCAGCACGAGTTGATGGTGGATCATACTCATCACTTTCTAATGGAGTGACTCTAAGTGTATCATCTCCACCTAAAACAACTTTCTCTTTATTCATAATCGGGTATTCCTCATCAAGTGTTCCATTAAGTACATCATAAGCTAAACTCCATGCATTAACCATAACATTAAACCTCCTTCTTGTCAATTGAAAGACTAACTGTTGGATCTACCTTATCATACAACTCTATAAATGATTGTTTAGTCTCATCATCAAATCTGTTTACACATACTCCAATTGATTTCATCTTATCTCCAAAGATAGAATAAGCACGAAGAATATGAATCAAACGCCGAGTACTAATGATTTCCTCAATCCCTCCATCATAAAAAGTCTTACGAATAATATCACCCCAATCAACCAATCTCTTACAGAAATCACTATCAGTTACCCCCAAAGTAGAAGCAACCCTTCCTAAAATCTTAGTCTCTACAGAAGGTGCTGGATAATCCTGCTCAAAAGTTACAGGGAATCTTTCAAGGAATGCTTCATTAAGAACATTGGTGCCGATGAACCTTCCATCATCAGATCCTTTACCCTTTGTATTAGCAGTAGCAATTACATTAAATCCAGGAGCAGGTTGAACAAATCTTCCTGTCTTCTTAAGGAAGAGTCCTTTACCTTCTAGTACTGGTTGTAAGCACAGAATCTTATTAGATGCTAAATCAATCTCATCTAAAAGGAGTACAGCTCCCCTTTCCAGTGCCTCGACAACTGGACCATTATGCCATACAGTGCTCCCATCGCTAAGACGGAACCCACCAATAAGGTCATCTTCGTCGGTTTCAATTGTAATATTAACTCTAATTAACTCTCTATTTAGTTGAGCACATGCTTGTTCTACTCCAAAAGTTTTACCATTACCGGAAAGACCTGTAATGAAAGTAGGATAAAACAACTTAGAATGAATAATCTTTTTAAGGTCAGCAAAAGGACCGAACTTGACGAATGTGTCATCTTTTTCAGGAACAAGATTTTGTTGTACTTGAGGTTCTACAGCAGGAGCACTAAAGGAATTCTCTATATTTTCTACTGCTTTTGCAGTAACTTCCAGATTCCATTTACCACGACCAACTTTAAATTCTTCAAGCTTTTTAGTTACAGTCTGATAAGCAATATCATTCATTGCACAGAATCCCCGAACGTCAGCAGCAGTAAACTCTGTGCCGTAAGACTTCTTAAGACCCTCAATGATTTCTTCACGAGTCATTTTGATTTCAAACATAGTGTAGGTCGTTTCAATGATCTTAGTATAGAGGGCATTGAAGCATTTTATCTATTATAGTGGACACTTTATCAAGTGTTTAAATTTAAAAAACTTATCAAAGTGAGTCTAGAATTAGAAATGGTAGTTCCAAAAAAATTTTGAGCTCTATGATAACATTTAGAATCAAAAACTACACAACGATTGAACCGATTAGAAACTACACATGGATTCTTAAATTTAGAATTATGAGATTCTAATTTTTTATTAAAAAGAAATCTTTTAACCCAATCCCTATCAGACTGATAAAAATCTCCTAATTCACCTAACCACTTATCCCATTCTATAGATGTCTGCGTTTCATAAATTTTTCTATCATCAGAAGCTTTAGGGTAGATTTCAATTCCAGTATTAGGTGGTTCATCTAGACTCAAAAATATTAAAGAAGTATAATCGGTTACATCTGAGTGTGCTGCTCCAGTAATCCATGATTCATCACTCCACTGCAGAAAAGAATTGCAAATTACAAGATCTTTATGGAGAAAATCGCCTATACCTGTAACAACTTGAGAACCTAAAAATTCTGGGGTTCTAGATCTAAACCCAGGCCATTTACCATCAGGCGATGGATTATAAGTATATTTTAATGCATCCCCTCTAACTCTATATGGTTCATCAAAAAAATTATCAAGTACAATCATTTATTCCTTATACTTTTTAATACTCTGTTCCCACTCCTTCAAAGTGCTCTGGCAATCTGGTGGTTCAGGTTCTTTATACCCTTTCATCTTCTTCCACTTATTATGCAATGCACCCATCATCCATGACTGAGCAAGACTCTTAGGACCGTTCTCTAAGAGATCTAACTCATACCTACTAGAAGTGTACCCTTTGTACTCTTCTCTCCAATTGGAATCATCATAATTTTTGTTCATAGGTAAATGTCTTTCCTTTAATTTTTGTATCACCTTGTGGTGAGGATCTACCTGGTCTCATTTTACCAACAC